AGTAGTAACAATGTAGTTACTAGAGACCTTAGCTCAGATGCCTTTGGTGGATCTGGAGTATTTGAGGAAACATTTGTAGCTACAACGGAGTCTGCACAGTCTCTTATTGCAGGTGCTTCCGATATACTTGTATTCACCACTCCTAGTAATACAGTTGACTCTACGAGTTTCCATTTTGGTAACTCACCAGCTAAGTTTCAGTTAGACAGTGTTGATAGAGAATACATTGAGAATATTTCTGGTGCAGCTTTTCCTGTTTTAGTTGATATGTCTGCTACCGTAGAGGTGAGCAGTCCCAACTCAAGTATTGTGTACACACTTCAGAAGTGGAATGGATCTGCTTGGATCAATATTAAAGCTGTAACTAGATATAAGTCTAACACAGGCTCACAGATAGACTCTTTTTGGGGTATGTTTATGTTAGGAGATGGTGAGAGAATGAGAATACAAATCTCAAGTACAACTGGTGGTGTAGCATTATCTGCTGCAAGCCAGTTTAGATTCGTCGCCAAGGAAACCGGAAACATACTATAATATGAAAGAAACCATTAAAGATTGCTTGCTAGAGATCCAAGATCTTATCCTGGCTATCAAAGACACTGTAAAAAAGTATGAGCTAGAGAATGAGTTCATAGGATCTATAGCTGTAGGCTTTATCGATCCTGATTCAGCTACCGTTGAGGATAATGAGCCTATGGTGAATATGAGCTTGCTATCTATGGTTGACGTTGAAGACGAAGACGAGCTTGACGACTTGCTATCATATGTTGTTGAGATTTACCGTGCGGAGGTAGAAGAAGAAAAAAAGAAAGATACCTCAAGCATTGATTATTGGATTAACTTATCACAAAGAGATGGAGATGTAAACTAACTCCACTTTTTTATACTTAAATTAAAATGATACGTAAAATTATTATCGGGGTAAACCCCCTTAAAGCTATGGCTTATTACATAGGTCAAAAAGCTGGCGATAGTATCGTTGATACTATCATCTTAGATGAAAAGCATATGCACAAGTACGGACGATCAAGATACTTGATCTATATCAAGCATTCCAATGATGGAGTAATGCTGTGGAAGTCTGTGGAAGATATGCCTGTACTGATAGAGTACGACTGCGAATTTTAATTCAATACATATGAAAGCAATCTATGATTTCTTCGTTAAGCTACCTAAAGCCTTTAACGATGAGGTGAAGCTGGGCGATACCACGCTATACCTTGATCCCAAGTGGAATGAGTTTGAGAACCGTAAGATGGAGGCTGAAGTAGTAGCTGTCCCTGAAAAATATGATACCGGAGTAAAGGTTGGTGATACATTGTACTTCCATCACCACGTACTCATTGCTGGCAATGGCAATCGTCAGAAGGTTATGGATGATATCTACTTTGTACGTTACAATCCCAACAATAGCCAGGGGACACAAGCTTATGCCTATAAGTCTAAAGAGACTGGTGAGGTACAGCTATTGTCTGAATGGATCCTTTTAAGACCAGAGGAGCAACCGGATGAAGAAGTTACCGAAAGCGGTATCATCACAGAGCTCAAGAAGCCTGAGTACAATCAGTTTGGATATGTGATCTATGACTCACCTGTAGTAAAGGAGCTAGGGTTAAATGCTGGCGACAAGGTGATGATTATGAAGAACGCTGACTACCGTATGGAGGTAGATGGACAAGAGGTATACCGTACGCATATTGATCATATCTACGCAACAGGATTCTAATGGGACGCAAGAAACAGTTTAGCAGCGTAAGAGCTGGTGAAGAGCTGTTGGAAGCAATGGCTGAAGCTATACGTAATATCACCGAGGAAATCAAAAGACCGATTGATACAGAGCAAAGCGGGTCTGGTCGACGTGCTGAGCTTAAAAGTATTAAAGAGTCTGCACTCGACGCTAAGGAACTTATTACGGAATACCAAAAGCTTGAGACAATGATTAAAGAACTAAAAGATACTGGAGGTATTGAAGAGGCTAAAGACTTCTCTAGCGGCTTCTCTGAAAGATACGCTAAGCGTTAGTACATAAAATGGCAGGATTAAAGAAAATAGAAGGATACGAAGAGGAGGTAGTAAATATCTGTCCTCAAGGTACTGAAGGCAAGATCATTGAGATAGGTGATCTATACATTCAGCTGCCTGCTGTTCCTAAAGACATCTTATATTCAGACAAGCCAAAGGAGGAACAACGCTGGGTTCGTGAGGAGCTACCTATAGAGATATCACGTATACGTTCAATGGATGAATGGTACGATATGCCAAAGGAGTTCAAGAAGAAATACGAGCCGTACATCGAGCGTGAGTTCTACCGCCGGAATAACGGACTATGGTTCTATAACAATGGAGAGCCCACCTACATCACTGGTAAGCATTATATGATGCTGCAGTGGAGCAAAATAGATGCTAGCTTCTATGGTTACTATCTTCAGTTTCAAAGAGATATTATGTATCACCTGGAGGCTTGCTTTGTAGATCCCAGGTGTGCAGGACAGATATACACGAAGTGTCGCCGTTCAGGATACACTAACGTAGCGTCATCAGTGATTGACGATATCGGTACCTCTACATACGATGCAACTGTAGGTATAATGTCTAAGACGGGTAAGGACGCACAGGAGAACATCTTTATGAAGAAGGTTGTAGGTATGTACAGACACTACCCGTTCTTCTTTAAGCCTATCCAAGATGGTACTACCAACCCTCGTGCTGAGCTGGCTTTCCGTGAGCCAAGTAAGCGCATCACAAAGAACAACAAAACAGGAGGTAAAGGTGAGGCTCTAAATACCATTATCAACTGGAGAAACACCACATCCAACGCATACGATGGTGAGAAGCTAAAAGCGATATTCATAGACGAGGCAGGAAAGTTTGAGCGACCAGAGGATATCCTTGAGGTATGGCGTATTCAACGTACCTGTTTGATGGTTGGTAAGAGGTTTGTTGGTAAGGCTATAATTGGATCTACAGTAAACCCACTAGACAAGGGAGGTAGAAACTACCGTGACCTATGGGATATGTCCGACCCAAGAGAGCGTAACGCCAACGGCAGAACGAAGAGTATGCTATACCGCATATTTGTACCAGCGTATGAAGCGTTAGAAGGATTCTTTGATAGATACGGTAACCCAGTTATTGACGATCCAGAAGAGCCTGTAATGGGCATTGATAACGAGGTGATTACTATAGGGTCACGCACTTATCTTAAGAATGAGAGAAAGGCATTGTCTAACAATAGCAATGAACTTAACGAGGTGATCCGTCAGTTCCCGTTTACAGCTGAAGAAGCATTCCGTGACTCTACTAAGGCTAGCCTATTTAACATCGGTAAGATCTACGAGCAGATAGAGCACAATCAAGAGCTGTACCCGCACCCAGTAGTCAGAGGAAACTTTATCTGGAAAGATGGTAAACAAGATACTGAAGTTATATTTAGACCTGATGCTGACGGTAGGTTTAGGGTAGCCTGGCTACCACCAGTAGAGCTAAGAAACAAAATACTTACTGAGAACGGAAAGAAGATACCTGGAAACAAACAGCTTGGTTGTGGCGGTGTCGATAGCTATGACCTTGACGCTACTGTTGATGGACGTGGGTCTAAGGGTGCGTACCACTTATACAACAAGTTCAGTATGGAACATCCGTCAAATATGTTTGTTCTGGAGTACGCTAGTCGTCCACCACTAGCTAGGATCTTCTATGAGGACGTACTTATGGCAGCTGTATACTACGGATATGAGATATTGATAGAGAACAACAAGTACGGTATCGCTAGGTACTTTGAGAACAGGGGATACGACGGCTATCTTATGGACAGACCGGAGCATCTAAAGTCTACAGCTAGAGTAGCTGTAAAGACAAAAGGTATACCATCTAACTCCCAAGATGTTATTCAAGCTCACGCACAGTCTATCGAGGCATACATCCACGAACACATAGGACTGAACGAAGCTGGAGACTACGGACGTATGTACTTTGAGCGCACGCTAGAAGACTGGATTAACTTCAAGATAGATAACCGTACCGCATATGACCTTACGATCTCTTCAGGTCTTGCTCTCCTTGCAGCTCAACGTATAGT